ATCGGCATTCATACCGGAAGCGGTGGCGGAATTCAAGAAGGTAGTTATGGTTACGATGTTAGGTTCTTCGCTAGCGATTGGCCCGGACTTGAGAAGAACCGCCTTTTTGAAATCCTTAAGGAACAGAAACCTGCAGGATATCATATGGGTGAACCTCGGTATTTTAGACACTAAGGATATTTTTGGTTGACATCTGTTGCCCAAAATGCTATACAGAGTGTATAGCAAGGAGATGGAGATTATCATGATTGACATTAAGAATATCAAAGTCGGTGACAAGGTTAAGGTTACCGAAGATTGTGCTTATTGTGAACCGGGTAACATGCATACTGGACGCGAAGTTAATCCAGGTGATCTTGGTGAAGTAGTTGAAATCGAAACAAGTCCGGTAATTGTTCATTCTGGTTGGCCACTTCGTGTTCTGCTTGAGGGTCATGAAGAACCATATCTTTTTGCCGAGGTAGAGCTTGATTATTTGAATTAATTTTGATTTTCTAAATGATAGTAAGGAGATACAATATGACCAATCGCAAGGATATTCTTTCGTTTGTTCTCATTGAAGCTACTAATGACGATCTTAACGAACTGATTGGTGCTATCAAGATGCGTCGGCAGCAGCTTGTCAAGAGTGTTGTCCGTAATGTTATCAAGGGTGACACTGTTACTTTCACAAGCCGCGGTCGTGTCTACAATGGCACTGTTCTTGAGGTGAAGATCAAGAACCTTATTGTAGAGACGCAATATGGTCGCTATCGTGTACCTGCTAGCATGGTTCAACTGGTTGATGGGGTTTGATTATGCGTATCAAAATTACTAATCCCAAGTATGGTTGGCATACTGCATTTTACAATCAAGAGTTTGATGTTTGTGAAGACAGCATTTTGCCCAATCATCATCAATATCCAGTGATGTCTCGATATGGACGGACTTGGTTTGACAAGGATGCCGTAACTGTGCTAGATAATAAGGAGAGTTAAAATTAGTAATTGGCTTTATCTTGCCGGAAGTGCATGTTTTGCACTAGGCACCATTCTTAATATGTTGAAGTGAAAAAAATATGTCACGCTTTTTAACTGCCCTCGCAATTGCGCTATGCGTTAGTATCGGGTTTTTGATTCCTGATATAATGAACGACCATTTTGATCGGGCAGATATCGCTGCTCCTTTGATTGCATTTGGTACATCTTACTTTACTATTCTTATTAAGGGCTATTGATATGGAAATGTACCAACAGATTATAAATCTTGCAAAAGCTGCTGAAATTATCCATCAGCTACTGCCTTTTGTGAATGCAGAGCATAGTGTCAAACTGATTGAAATTGCGGATAGCATTGCCGAAATTGCAATTGAAATTGAAGGAGTAGAATAATGGGTCTTGATATGTATCTTAATGCCGAACGTTACCTTTGGGACTTCGGTGAAAATGGTGATAAGGAACTTGCAGAAAACATCGGACAGCTTCTCGGGCTTCCCGTTGATCGTAAGGTAAAAACCATCAAGGTTGAAGCCGGCTATTGGCGCAAAGCTAACCAGATTCATAACTGGTTCGTGCAGAACGTTCAGGAAGGCAAAGACGAATGCCAAAATTCATATGTCAGTCGTGAGCAGTTGACCGAGTTGAGGGAAACTTGTCAAAAGGTTCTAGACAATCATGATCTTGCAGAGACTTTGCTACCTACAGCAAGTGGATTCTTCTTTGGTGGAAGTGAGTATGATGCTTGGTATTTCAGTGATCTTGAAGATACGATCAAGATCATTAATGATGCACTAAAGCTGCCTGATCAATGGGATTTCAACTACCGTTCAAGCTGGTAAAAAATCGTTCCCGGGGTCATTTTTTGGTTGACTTCGGGTACCTTTTAGTCTAGTGTGAATTGTAAGCTGATGAAACGGAGACATGAAATGTTCGGTATGCTCAATAAGAATTGGCACAACGTACCGGCTGGTACTCGCCTTGAGATTATTGAAACTCTCGTTGCTTTTGGTGACACCGTGCATGTTTGCCGTCGCATTGATAATGAAAATCTTCCGGGAGCCTATCGTCCAGTAACTTCTACCCGCATTCTCGCCTCATTTGTTGATATTATCAAATAAGGTCATTTTTTGGTTGACATGCCTGTAAAACGGGTATATAGTTAATCATAAGCTGAGAAAACGGAGATACGAAATGATCTACACTGCTAAGATTTATCGCTATGATCGTCGTTGCAAGACTGGTGAGCGTTTTGTTGGCGCGTATGACTTTGACCGTCGTGACGATGAAGCCATGAAGCGTGAAGTCGTTGCGCTTCGTGCTGCTGGATATTTTGACGATATGTTCCGCATTGAATATGCTCCCAAGTTCATCACTGTTACTAACATGATGACCGGCAAGCCCGTTGAAATCGCTGCTGACACGCCGTGGTCTTGCAGGCCGGATTCTGAAAGTTACTGGAGCAACTAAGATGGTTATGAATGACAAAAACTTTTGGGCGATGGTTGAAGAACGTCTCCGTGAAGCTGCAAAACTGCCCGCACAAGATGAAAACGAAGATGAACGTCAACGTCAAACTGCTGTAACTGCTGCGGTAACTGCTGCTGTTTTGTAAGGACATTATCATGAAGACCATTGAATATTGGCAGGTTGATAGCTGCTATGATCGTGATATTACTATTATCGGCAATTTCACCACAGAAGAGGTTGCTAGAAAAGTAGCTTCAAAGGATAGCTATCGCTCGTTTCACCGGCGCACTTTCACTATCTTTGACGGCGTGGAAGATTTTGAAAACAACACTCGGGAAAAGATCCGCGAGCGGGCACTTACCAAGCTTACCGTTGAAGAAAAACTTGCACTGGGGATCATTTAACATGGCTATGAAATTTAATGGTAAAACTTATGATGACCGTCATGGTAGTCCTTTTGATCGTGGTATGGCTGACAGTTATTACCGTCGACGGTTTGACCCGCACTATTACGCAAAAGGTACTTATTCAAGTGAAAAGGTGACTCGTGATCAGATGACTCCTGATGAAGTTGATGCGTATGAAGCCGGATATGACTACAACACCAGCCTTGGCGATTTTAAGGATTATCGGTAATGGTAACTGATATTGACCACGCTCTTCGTATTGTTAACAAGATGGCGAAAGAACGCTATTCTACTGTTGACAAGGTCCTTGCTGAATTTGTCAAGCACGAGAAGAATGGAGAGTGTCATCATTTTTGGCCCGACGAGAACACTGCTTGCAAAATGCTCATTGAACGGAGAGCATCAAAGTGATTCTGAAAATTAAGGGTATTGCTAGGCACGGTAAAAATCGCGTAGTAGAACACGGCGACGAATGGCGGGTAATTGAGGATCATCCTCTTACCCCCAAGCCTGTTGATCATTTCATAGAAAGCATCAATACAGGTGATCGTCGTTGGCTTAATCATCATTTCATTGTGGTTGGAATCGTAAAATGAAACCCGAAAACGTCACATTGATTGTTAGGGGAGCAATTGTTATATCAGCAATAGTCGGTGCTGTTACACTGCTTATTGCAGGACGCGACGGTTGGGGATATCTTATTCTTCTAGCCTTTATGATAGCCACATGATTTCTCATTATAAAATTCCCGGCGGGGTTACGCAAAAACCTATTAATCGTAAGGAAAATGTTATGAAAGTGTTTGCTAATGCACTTGCGCTAGTTATCGCAGGGGTATTTCTTATTGTGTTCTTTGGGCTCCTAATGAGCCTCCCTGTGATGTTGCTTTGGAATAGCTGTCTCGTTGCTGCTATCCCTGGAATCAAGGAAATTGGATGGATTCAGGCATGGGGAATTCTAGTTCTCTCTGGATTGCTGTTCAGGGGCGCTTCTGCCACAAAGAGTGAGTGATGTATAGCTACCGTTTTATAGGCTGGTGCCGCGACGAAGAAACAAATGCAGATAAGGTTTGGGGTGTCATTCAGCTTGACGCCCTAAACACCTATGTAACTTTTTGGGGCCGTAGAGGCAAGAAATTGCAGACTAAGATTAGTAATGATCTTTATGCCGTCAATGATCTTATCTATAAAAAGCAAGTGAAAGGGTATAGGAGTATCACTATTGATAAACTTGATACTGTATACCCTGAATTTCGCAGTGATCTTGAAAAGACTGCATTTTGGTCTAGTCTAAAAGCGTAAAAAACAATAAATACTATCATGCTATTGTAAGGAGCAATAAACATGGATAGTATTTTAAACAAATTGCCAGGGCTAATAACAGGCATAGACGGTAAAATCAGTAATAAACGTTTTATAACTATGCTATGCTCATTGTTGCTTGCTATTGGATTTATTGCAAATGTGTTTTTATCTAAGCACATTGACGATAATGTTTTAAATGCAGTCATGTTTGTTATTATCAGTGGTATGGGTGTTACCGGTGTAGAAAAGTTTGCACCAAAAAATAGTCCATCGGTACCAAAATAATAGTTGACATTCTTAAGTATCATGTGCTATATTAATCTTATATCAAAATTTAGGATGAAAAACACATGACTATCACAACAAGTATCATTGTTTCATTAGTGCTAGGAAGTTATGTTGGTTGGAAAGCTCGTGTAGGATGATATTTATGACTTTTGATGAATGGTTTGATCGTCAGTATCCAGAAGGCACATTTGAACCTGATATCATACGCCTCAGTCTGAAAGAAGTAGCTGAAAAAGCATATTATTATGGTCTTGGGCGTGGGTTTGATGGTAGTTTTGATTCAGTGCTGAAAGAAAAAGTTTGGCAAGAGCTTGAATCTTTTAAAAACTAGTTGACATCTACCCAAAACTACGCTATAACAAACTATAACATTTAGTGCGAGTTATAGCTATGAGCAATCTTACTGTCGGTAGCAAAGTTACTGTTAAGGTTCGTAACCCTCTCTATCATGCCCGCTCCCGTTATGCAAATGGTTATGTAGGTCCCGAATTCGCTGAATACACAGGTACCGTCGTTCACGAAAAGTGGTATGGCGATAACCGTATCGGATTGACTACTGACGTTCGTGGATTCCCCGTTCGTGTTCTCAGCCGTGCAAACATTGTAGAAGTTATGGGTGCTAAGTTTGACTATGTTCCCGTCAAGAGCGCCCGCGAAACTATTACTGTTCAGGGTAGTAAGGGTAATACCTATATCGTAACTAAGGAGAATGGTAAGGTGTCCTGCTCGTGTCCTGGTCACCAGTTTCGTAAGACTTGTAAGCATGTTCAGGAACTCGCATAATGAAGTGGGTTCGTGAGTATAGCAAGCCCTAGCTTGAACTGAAATATAATCCCGGATATGATGCTTGGCCTGAGGTGCAGAACACTCTTACCGAAAGTAAGAAGTGGTGCAAAGACAACAACATGAAGATTTGGGATGATGGATTGTTCTATGTTCGTTTTACTAACGAGCGTGATCTAGCTTGGTTCCTATTGAGGTGGTCATGAAGTTCGTTATCAGAGAAGGTGATAATCGCTTTATATATCGTAGGGCAAAGAGAGCATTTAGTGATCATTTCCATTCCCAAAGAGGATTCATTAACGCCGCCGATGAATTTTGGGATAAATTCGGTATGGCACACAACATGAAGGTTATCATTACTGAATGGCAAGGTCCTTTCCCCGTAGTTAAAGCACTGGAGTTCAACACCGAAGCTGATTATGCTTGGTTCATGTTGAGGTATTCATGAAAACTATCGTCATGTCAGTTTCAGGCCGCGCCGCTATTTCACGCAGGCACAACCCAACTTTGGGCTTCGCTAAAGTCGGTTGGATGACCAATGAGGAAATGGAAGCCATCATTCTTGACTTGTATGGGCTTAAGAAATTGACCGATGATCCTCATGACTTGACATTTGCTGTTGAGGATGATAAGAAGTATATGATGTATCTGTTGAGAGGCTTAGTATGAGTGCCGAGAAAGAAAATGTATTCCGTACTTTGCGTGAAGAGGATTTGCTTGTGACCTTTTGGGGTTGCCGCTGGGGACTTCATAAGTGGACCAAGTATCGTGAACCTGAAAAGATAAGAGAATCCTACTACGAAGTTGTTCATCAAACTCGTCGGTGTGGATCATGCAACATTGCTGATAGAAAGATCATTAGTAGAGTATGACCGATTGGATCAAAGCTATGCAGAGTGCTGGGCGAGGGTTTCGTCCCGGCATGGAGATTACTGTTCTCAAATCTCGCCAATCCGGAAAGTCACTTATCATGGACTTTGAATCTAGTGTTACCTTTATGTATTGGCAGCATGTGATGCGTCCTCATTATGTAGAAATGTATGATGAGTCTGCTAATCTACAATGGTATCTGTATAACAGAAAACCCAGTATGAGTGTGATCTATGAGGCAAATAAAGTTGTTCGTCACAATGAGGATGGTTCATACGAGTATCTAAAGAATCGTTCTGGAACAGGTGTAAAGATTTTTGACGAAACGGAAACCAAAGAATTTCTATTCACTATTCTATCAGCAAAGAGGATGTAATAATGCACAAGATTATCTTTGGGTATTGGGGCGACAAGCAAGTACACCTCGGATACGATTATCTCAAGAGTGAAGCCCGTAAAGAGGGTTGGGCAGGCACTCCGGGACTCAAGGAAATGGTAACAGAACGCTGGGGTAAGAATGCCCGCCTCTATTTCCGCGACGGTGATGTACATGGTATTGGCTTCAAGAATTCCGACGATTATAACGCTTTTCTGCTAGCATCAGGCGCTAGCAATCAATTGGAGATGTTCTAATGCAAATTGCAATCGCACATATGGATGGTAAGGTCGGTCTCTGGTGTGATGTTACCAACATCAACGAAGATGGTTCTATTGACTTTTATGTTCTTAACGGTGCCTGGGATGGTAGATATCATAACGGAACCGTGTATGTAGAATACACTAAGGCAACTTTCCCTGCAATGCTTGTTTGGGTAGGTGACACAGATGGTAACTATAATGATGTTATTCCCTGGATTCAGAAACAGATTAACGATTCTGACTATGTAATGACGCAGCCCGATCAGTATGTTGAGCCCGTTGTTGAGCGGGACGAAGAAAATGAATGGGATGACGTTGCTTTCTAATCCTTGCTATCTTCCTATATTTCAAGATAATCCATATGGCGCATTAGAAAGGCATACTAGGATTTGGCAAAATTTCCTTAATGATCTTCCGGTCACATTATTGTCAGGTTGGAATGGGCCTGCACGAGAACGCATAAAAGAATGGAACGGAACATTGATTAATGATGTAGTAGTGTTCAACACCGAACAAGACAAGATGTGGTTTATGTTGAGGTATTCATGACCGATATTATGATTGAGTTTATTAAGACACGAGTTACTGCCCATGGGCTAACGTTTCAACACAAATGGACAATGGAACGAGAAAAGATCAAGCCAAAGTTTACATATCAGCGAGGAAATCCTGCAGGGTATACCGATGATCTTGGTATCATTGCTGACAAAAATCAGTGGGTTGAGTATCAGCCTTCTGGTTATCGCTCGGCTATTGATCCTCAAGATTATAAAGAAATGCGTGAATGGTGTGAACAGAATCTAAAGGGTCCGTGGTATACTGGCATCTACTTCATCTTTATAAAAAGTGAAAAAGATGTTGCCTGGTTTATGTTGAGGTGGTCATGACAATATCTCTTCCCATTCGTTCGTTAGACACTTCCGAAAGGTTAGGCGAGCGTAAGCAATGGTGGAAAAACTTCACTAGGACCACGAGAGAAGAAAAGTTTGGAGATAGACTTGACTTTCACATTGAAGATTGGATAGAGCACCGGAAAATGGTATTAGCAAAATACAATGCTGAATATTACGGAGACCATGTTCATTTCAAAACTGAACAGGATGCTACTTTCTTTATATTGAGGTGGTCATGACTAAAACTATCAGCGGCGCAGAAATGAAAGATCGCCTCTTGAAAAATATTGATAACCCTAGAGTCAAGGAACAAGAAAGCAAACACTTCATTCTCTATCGCAAGAGGGTACAGAGACCGACCGGTGGTTGTAAAAACAAATGGATTCTTTCTGTCAAGACGGGATTTGACTATAGTGCTATGGATATACGATTAGACGCATTAGCTATTATGGAATCGTTCGGAGGTGAAGAATTTGGTCCCAGATCAAAAGTCTTCCGCAGATACACAGATGCGGAAAAAGCATGGGTCTATCTCATTTTGAGGTATTCATAGTGCATGATACTGTATTCATAGATGTAATGAAATGGCATGCAATATGCACTGAGTTAGAATTTGACGACGATGATCGTAAGCATCAATTTGAAGAGTGTTTTAACTGCACAGCGACTTGGAAATCTAGACTAGATCAGTGGCCCGGAGAAGATGTTTCTGAAAAACCAAATCCGGTTATGGTATTACGTTTTCTGAAACCAAGTGATGCTGTTCTATTTGCATTGAAGTGGTTATGATGGCATTTTTTGATGGGGATATGACACCGGCTGTGTGGATTTGGCGATGGGAAGAACGTAGAGTTTGGTCACCGTTTTGTCGGTGTCAGAGTAGTGGTAAGTTTTTGTTTTTGAGAAAAGCACATTATGGTAGCCTGTATGTTGATTGGGAATATGATCGTGACATGTGGCTTTCCACAGGCGAGTTTGTGTTTGCTAAATTGAAGGGTGAGTTTGATGGCTAAAACAACTGTTGTCAGAACCAACAAACTATTCACAATGTACCGCAAAGTTGCTAGGAACAAAGGTCGTGGCAGCAAGTTTCAGTGGAATGCCAAGACTCAATATGTCATTACTTATGCGGACAAGACTTCAAAAGTGTTCAAGTCTTTTGAAGATGCTGACAAAGAGTGGGTATATCTCACATTGAGGCATTCATGAAAATAAACTATCAATCCATCAACGGTGCATCTGACAAAGAACTTAGAGAACACTTTGATTGGCTAGCTTCATTTGGTCCTGATGATAATGATGGTCCCGGCAGAATTAGTAAGCAGCAAGGACCTGTAGGATATGAAAATTTCCATGTAGTAGACGTTCTTGGTACCGAATTCGTTTGGATGAACGAGACTTTTCCAAAAGAGAGTTTCACTTGGTACCTTTGGTTTGAGTCAGTGTTCCTAGTTCCTGATGAAATGATTGTGTTCTTAATTTTGAGGTGGTCATAATGCAGTATACTCTTCCAAGTGACGGTACTACTAGTGAAATGTTTTGGGATGCCCAATATCGAACATACGGTGGTGTATACATCGAGTGCCAGTGTGGAATAACTCATTATGCTGTTGAATCTAGATATATACATGATTGGTATGATGACAAAGTTACTGTTCCTCCTGAAACGCAGGAAGGTGATTACAAAGTTCAACATCACCATGACTGTGATAGTGTAGCACACTTTGCGTTTATCGGCCGACAGTTTGTTTACGGCTGTGATGGCTGCTCAAAATATCTACGCAAATACGAAGATTTCATCTGGCAAGAACGTGATACAATTAGAAACTATCTCAAGATCAGAATTGATCAAGAGAAGAAGTGGGCCGATCAGGAACATTTGAAAAATATTTTGGCAGGTATCGGTTGACATTACTGCTTTGCTTTGGATAGTCCTTTATTCCACGGTATCTTCCCTTTTCCAGCTAAAGAAATCTTTTTTCTTGCTTCTTCGCTGTGTGTTTTGTTAGTAAATGTTCCGGGTTTACCCTTCATCGCAACAGACATTTTCTTTTTATATTCATCCGTGCGTTTAATACCAGTTAATGCTTTACGAATCTTTTCATTGTGTTCTACGCTCTGCTTTTTACCCTTATTCCACGGAACTTTTCCAACAACACCCTCGCCGCCTTCGCCACCGTCTGTCTTGTTTCGTAGGATTCCGGTTTGATTATCTATACGACCATACCATCTAATCATCCTGCGTTCTATTGCTAAAGCACCGGTTAATGAAAGATCACTTTCTAAAATAACAATATATTGGTCGTCAGTTGGCATACCGACTTCTCCCGCATATTTGGTCCAGGCTCGGCGTCCGGTACCTTTCCCCACATAATACGGGGTCCCGGCGGGCGCAGTTGCCGAGTCAGTTGCCCTAATATAGGCATATACATAATTTCCAGATGGTAGGTTAAATCTTGAGTAAATAGTCATTGCTGATGCTCCTTCTTAGCATTAGAGTGAGTAGGAATTGGCGTTCCGTGACTCACACTTATTTATCTTTTTGGTTGACTTTTGTATCATTGTTTGTTATAAGAGAATATAACAGATTAAGGATATACCATATGATGCACATGATGGGACATGCGTTCACTACGGTTAACACCAACCGCCGTAAGAAGAAGATTTCCGACAGTCAGTATCATAAGTTTGCTATGGAGCTTAACAGCTACAACAAGCAGATGAAAAAGTATGGTCTCAAGCCCAAGACTCTTGAAGAATATATTGCATATCGTCAGGGCAAACTCAAGCCTACTATCAAGGGCGGTGTTAAGGATCCGCTTACTGCTACTACTGCAAGGCGTGAGAGTCCATCTATTCCTTCGTATGGTGCTATGGTTGGCTCTATTCCTGCTAAGCCCGAACAAAAGTATACGGGTGAACGCAAGTTGCTCGGTGTGGCTACTATGCATAAAAGCAACAGCGTTCCGGTGTTTAGTTCCGAAGATGCCCACGATCTTGCCCGCATGCGGAGGGGATAATGACTGTTAAAGAACTTAAAGAACTGATTGACACAATGCCTGATGATGCTAATGTGTATCGTGAGGGCGGTGAGTATAACGGCGATTACCGTGGTGTCTATAAAGTAGATTATCGTCGGGAAGCCGGTTTTGATCGACCTCGTAACTCTGTTCTTATTAGGTGAAATATGGGCTGCTTGTTTCTCATAGTAGCATTCTTCTTGTTTCCATATCACCCATGGTTAGTCGCACTTTGTTTGATTCTAGCTTTTTACTCTGAAAGAAATTGATATGACTATTTCTGATGAACAGATGGATATGATTGTGAGCGATAGCATTACTCTCATTCGTTCTATTACTACTGTGTATGGCTCCGAAGAGGGCATGAATCTTTGGGGGACTATCGCAGATACGCTTGACCCCAAGATTAAGGGCAAGGTGTTCTTTGCATTGCTCACCGGCAGTCACGAAGATCGCATTACCTTGAGCGGTTATGTCGCCAGGACCAACAAGATCAACTGCATCAAGATTATTCGCCAGTATACTGGTATGGATCTGGTTGACTCTAAGAATGCCTACGAGTCAATCGAATATGGTCAGAAGGTTCAGATCAAGGTTGATCCTAAGCAGCGCCGTGAGTGTATTGACGAACTGCGAATGAATGGGATGATCGTGTCGTGACGGTATATAAGATCCGAAATAAGAATAATACTGAGCAGTTTTTGACGGGTACTCCTACCTACAACTCGTGGGACAAGAGTGGTCGTATGTTTCAGACCGTTGGCAAGCTTCGCGCCTTCCTTACCAATTCATTGAAACTTAGTAATAACACCAGTGAATGGGATATCATCGAATATGAACTTACCGAGCTTTCTGCAAAGGGCGTTCATGAAGTTATTGATCCAAAAAAGGTATGGGGAATGTTAAAAAAGTGACACACGAAGAACGAAAAAAGCAACTCACAAAACACCGTAACTTATCTAACAGGAGTCAAGAGCAAATTGACTCCCATCCATTCGTTATGGCTAAAAAGAACTTGATTTCTAAACACAATGCTGCTATAAAGAAACTGTTAGATGAATGCACTCATGACGAGGTAGAGCGCAAGAGTAGTTATTTTAGTGGAAACTATTATGATAAAGCTTCTACTAGCTACTGGGACGAATGCTTGCTCTGTGGCAAAACATTAAATCATAAAGAAGAAACACATAGTTGGTACGGATGACACCAGAATTAGATCAATATATTAGAGAAAAGTATCCACTGATTTTCAGTAGTAAGTGTGAGCTAGCAATCGGTGATGGCTGGTTTGACATCATTGACATGCTTTGCGGCAATATTCAAAATCATATTAACAACATTGCTGATCAACGTAAGTATGCAATCAAGTGGAATGAAGAAGTAACCGATCCCGATAATGATTGGTCAGATAAGTTGTATTTAAGTAGAAAAGAACGCAAAGTTCCTGAACTTGTTGAGCAGGTAGTTGCTACTCAAATCAAAGAAAAGTTTGGTACCTTACGCTTCTATTGTATTGGAGGTGATTATTACATTCGTGGATTGGAAGCTATGGCAGAATCAATGTCTGCTGTCATATGCGAAGATTGCGGTTGCCCCGGGACAAGGCGTAGCACTAAAAAGAACCGCTGGATGCGGGTATTGTGCGATAGTCACGCACTAGAACAAGGATATATAGAAGATGAATCTTGAACTTGAAGCATACGTAGGCGAGTTGACGAAGCTACGAAAACTGCATGAAATAGTTAAGCACATTGACCTTGCTGAAAAGTTAGGCGATATCTATTTCATATGCGGTGAAGGTGGGGAAAAGGATCAGAACAATCTTCCAAAACAGATTCATATCTGCCCTGCATATGGAGTAGATTGGTTCCAAATCTATGAACGGACCGACAAGACTTTTGGGCCTGAGTGGTGACAGAATACACTAAGTCAGGGTATGTGATTATTCCTCCTACCAACCCATGGGACGATAAGAGTAGAGTAATCCCTGACATGGCTTATAGAACGTTTGGTCAAACTCCTACCGAAGCATGGTTAAGGCATATGGGTACGACTGAATGGGATAGTCTCAAAGTCAATCGTTGGATTGACTTTGGATATAGACTTAAAGAAGCAAAACTTACCATTATGGTTGATGAGGATTAAGTTTACACTTATCTCCGTGCCAGCGATTGTATTGAGACGAGGCACATACCTTACTGCAATGAGGGCATTCAAACTTAGGTCTGTTTCTCGCTCGGATAGACTGTAGCTCTTTAGAACTTTCTTTTTGGACTTTCCCGAACATTGGGTTATGTTCACCAGCATTATTCTTTCCTTTAAGATTTTCGGATCGTCTCTTTTTGAGTTCCGTTGCCTTTTCTTTTCCATAAAGTTCTTCGTATGATTTGCCTTTGAATCTGGCCGAAGCTTCTGTTGCGAGGATAGATTTGACTTGGTCAGTATGAGTTTTACCAAACATACCATTGCCTTCTCCGCGAATTCCTCCGCCGTCCCCGTATTCTTCTTTAAGATTGGCCCAGTCTCTGCTTTCAACTACATTCCACAATGCACTGTAATATAGCCCCCATTCTTTGACTTCTTCGTTAGTTTGACATTCTCTAAGGATTTCTGTAGTAACATCATATCCGTGTTTATTGATGTGGTTACCCCATCGTTTTCCTGACCCCTTGTAGGTAAACGGATCCTGCGTAGTTTTTCCGAGATAGTTGAGACCGGTTTTGTTGTGGGTCTTCTTATACAAATAAATAGTCATTGCTGATACTCCTTGACAGTATTAGAGGGGATGGGCATTGCGAGTGCCGCGATCCTCACTTTTATTTATTTTTTTCTTGACAATGTTTCTATTATCGTGTATAAGAAAGATACAGTCAAATACTGTATTGAAAGGAGGTATTTCAGAACATGCGCCTAGCACTTGCTTCTGATCTTTAGCTACACTTAGAGTTCGAAACCATCACTCTCCCTAACACTGAGGGTGCAAAGGTCCTCATTCTGTCTGGTGATATCTGTGTGGCACATTCGCTACACGATCATCCTATTGACAAGCCTGTTCCTGCTGATGCCATCAAGCCCGGACGTAACCAAAGTGCTGCTTATAAGTACCGCGAGTTTTTCAAGAGAGTAAATGACGAGTTTCCCAACACCATCTACTGTAGCGGCAACCATGAGTTCTATCACGGTCGTTATCCTGATGCCATTGAATGGCTGCGTGATGAAATGAAAAACTATAGTAACATTCACTTCCTCGATATGGATGCGATTGAGATTGATGACGTAACCTTCGTAGGAGGCACCCTCTGGACGGATATGAATAGGGGTGACCCTACAACAATGCAAGTTATCGAGGGCATGATGAACGACTTTAGAATCATTCGTAACAGTCAGCATAACTATCGTAGATTCACTCCTCTGGACTCTGTAATCCATCACAGAGCGACTTTAGCGCATATCAAGAGCGTAGTTGACGCTGATGCTACAAAGAAGTATGTTGTCGTCGGACATCACGCTCCTACAGCGTTGAGCATTCACGAAATGTACAAGAAGGATACTTGGATGAACGGAGGCTATCACAGTGACTTGTCAGAGTTCATCCTAGATCATCCTCAGATCGTGCTCTGGACATGCGGCCATGTCCATAATCCACATACATATTATATGGGTGACACCCTGGTTGCCGCCAATCCCAGAGGTTATGCTGGACATGACCCGGAAGCTGCCAACTTTAAGTTACGCTATATTGACTTGGATAACATGCCTACTAAGTTTGACGGAGTTAATTGGTCAAGAGATTAGTGTTTGTGTGATGGGCAATTATCCCCGTGCCATCTAATAAGTTGAGGTGTTCCCATAGTTTATAAAGGAATATATCAATTAAAGTTTTTGGAGATTTAAAATGGATATGCTTACAATCATTTCCTTTGCTGTATATGGTTATGGTATGTACAAACTAGGCCAGAGCGAACAACGAATTGCTGTTGGCGATGCAAGTGTTGCTGCTATGCTTTCTAAAGCCAGATTTCCTGTTGCAATCGCCGAAAAGATCGAAGGTCAATATTACCTTTACGAAAAAGACACTACTAATTTTTTGTGTCAGGCATCTTCATTTGAAGAGATTCCAATGGCACTATACAACAACAAGCATGTTTCTTTAGCACTTGTGATGTGCCCAGAAGAAACCGCAGACCAAATGTTTTGGTGTGTTAACGGAAAACTGAAAGCTGCGAACTAGTGAAAGCGAATATAGGTAAATTTCCAAAAACGGGTAAGAGGCGTATTGATATCAAAATTGATAATTTTGATACATGGTCATTCGACCATACAATATCATTAATTGTACTCCCTGCATTGATTCAGTTAAAAGAAACAATGCATGGAATACCTAATGATTTTAACTATGATGACTCAGCAGACTATCACACTCAGCATGTGTTTGACTTCATGAAAGAAGATGCTGATAAAGTATTTGACATGGGTTGTGAAAAGTGGCGCGAAACACTAGATAAAATGATCTGGAGTTTCTTGCAAATTGGACTTGAAGATGACTATGACAGTAAGTATCATCATGGTTTGATGGATATTTCTTGGGAAAAAACTGATAACACCTATCTTAATCCAGTGACTGGTAAAAGTGAACCAGCATACAGTGCGGTTGACAAAAATCCTGGTGGATACTGGTACGATGTTATCGGTCACCGGCTGCACGAACAAAGAATTCAAGAAGGGCTAGATTTATTTGCTAAGTACTTTCGCTCATTATGGGATTAAGATGAAACCTAAATTTGTAGATTATTTTATGAAGTTTGCTGAGCTTACAGCAACACTCAGTTATGCCAAGCGTTTACAAGTTGGTGCTATCATTGTCAAGGGCAACCAAATACTTTCTACAGGGTATAATGGTATGCCGACTGGTTGGGAGAATAACTGTGAAGATAGAGTATACGCTAACGAATGGACTGTGGGCAATGAGATTTGGTATTATGAAAGCGAAGACGGTAAACCTTATAATTTGAAAACCAAACCAGAGACACTACACGCCGAAACTAACGCCATTGCTAAAGTTGCACAATCAACCGAATCTAGCTCAGGTGCCACACTATTTTGCACACATGCACCTTGTATTGATTGCGCAAAGCTTATATATCAAGCGGGCATCAGCACTGTTTATTATAAAGAAACCTATCGCAGTGACGATGGATTGAACTTTTTGAGAAAGAGTGGAGTTAATGTCCATCAATATTCCGACCGCTCACTCAGCTAACATAGTATTAGCATACGGTAAATTACAATCAGTAGTTGAATGGTGTGAAAGAAATTGCACGGGTGATTGGCGTTATATGGAAAACATTACTGATCCTTATAACTGCTGGCAATTTTTCTTTGAATCTGACCGAGACTATATCGCTTTTACACTTTGGAACAAATAATGTCGTATATCCTTTTTCATAGAGAATCTGAAAATTTCAAAGATATTTTAAATGATAATGTTGTCAAAAAAACAATTAGAACTAAAATGCAGTTTCATTCCTATCTTATTCTTGAACTAAAATCTGATAAAGACCAAGCTTACGCAATACTTAAGTACGGTGATGATGTAATTAGTATGAATAACATTGTAAAAGATCGTACCCCTATCATGGATAAAGATTATGCTCCAGATCGCAACCACAGATATTGGAAGAAGCGTTTAGAAAAATAAATATAATATGAGGATATTCGAACTTAAACAAGAATCAAAACCTATCACTTATGTTGATATGGATGGGGTTCTTGCAGACCTGTATAATTATGCTGCTGAATTACATGATGTTGAAACATATCATCACATGAGTAAAGATCAGTGGGAAAAATTCTTTAAAGATAGTGATGCACATCATCTATTCAGTAATATTCCTCCTTTCAGCACCGCGAATAAACTATTAGAAATTGTAAAACATTATGCAGGGGGCTACTGTATTCTGAGTAGCCCCTTAAGCTTTGATAAGCGGGGGAGTATTCGTGGGAAAACTGAATGGCTAAAGAAGCATATTACTGTTTCTCCTGATAAAGTAATTTTTGAACACGAGAAGTACAAGTATGCCGTGCAACCAAATGGTACCCCCAATATATTAATTGACGATTATGGTGTCAACACTCGTGCATGGACAGCAGCAGGCGGTATTGCAATTAAGTTTCAGTCAGACGAAGACCCTATATCAAAAGTCGTGAATATCTTAGAAAAAGTATATAGAGATAAATAATACTATATTTCGGAGATTTTCATGGATACCAGAGACCTTTACAAGTTAGTACGAACATTTGAAGAAGAAGATGATAATATAATCAGTCTTCATGACAGTTTTGACATTGAACTTAGCGAAGGGTTTGTAATTGAAACAGGGGTCGTTGGATTTACTGACGATGGTGTTATTGTGCATCTTGACGAAGATGCTATGGAATTCCTTGATTTCAATGGTGTATTGCTAGAGTCATCAGACTTAGAAGAAACATATACTAGCGAAGAATCTCCGGTATATAATGCTGTTCTTAATCGTATCACTCGTCAACATTTAGACCTACTAGGTAAGTATGGTCCCGCTGCTGTTATGGCTGCGGTGGAAGATGTGGCACACCACGTGGGTAAAGTAGAAGAAATCGGTTCTAGTGATGTTAGCATTTGGACTAGAGAAGCTATTGAATACCTAGAAGCTGGCCACTATAAGCATCTACATGAAGGTGAAGAATCAGTCAATATTGCCCAAGAACTAGCAGATATTGTAAAGAGTGAAGATCCTTTTGAGCTAGTGTACCGTTATATTGCAGGTGACGGTGGTGAAGAAATGCGTAAAGTCTTACAGGATATGTATGACGAAGTGGTTATTGACAATCAGGGTAGGTTGCATCCCGACGATGATTTTGAAACAATTATTAACACAATCATTGATCAGCTTGAAAAAGAGCATTCGAGCGACCATCATCTTGACGAGCTAGCAGCTATTAAGAAATTAGCACACGGATACGAAGCAGTTGATGAAGGTCTTGGAACAAAATTACTATTGGCTGGCGCAGCACTAATTGCAGCATTAGTTGGTGTCAGTAAGTATGAAGCTCAGCAAGTTATGAAGAATGATCCTCAACTTGCAAAACTTGCACATTACCGTGAAATTGCACAGCAGCGTGGTGATGAAGAAAAAGTTAAAGAACTAGATCGCCGTATCAAACTTACATATGATCATAATACTATGACAGATAGTCCAGTGAGGGGTGATGATGGACAGCCAATTGACCCGGTATATGAAGCTGAGTACCAGGGAAGAAAAGTTCCATTAGGCAAGCCAATGCAGGGCGATGTTAAGAAGAGCAAGGTTTATGTCAAGAAGCCAAACGGTAAGGTCGTTAAGGTTAACTTCGGTGACAAGAATATGCGTATCAAAAAGAATAGCCCGGGACACCGTAAGAGCTTTAGAGCTAGACACCACTGCGAAAATCCAGGACCTCGCTGGAAAGCTCGTTACTGGTCATGCAGAGCATGGTAATTTTTTGAAGATAGTGTTAAGGCATATATAATATAGCATGACAACTGAACCGAACAAGCCAAAAGAAGCCAGAGGGGGTACGTTTGCCCCAACTGATGTTGAGCTAATGAAAAAAATGTTGCTCGCCCATATTACTGATTCTAGTATCACTTTCACCTCGGCAGAAGAGCAACAAATCATTAATTTGTACCATCGTCTAGGACGAATATCTTAATATATGTCTGACAATGTTAGATATGAAGTAATCACTCAAGAAGACCCTGAGACTGGTGACTTGATTATTCCTATTCCTTTACCTGTGTTGAAACGTCTAGGATGGAAAGAGGGCGATGATGTTAATGTTGAAGTCGCAGAAGACGGTTCTCTTTATCTTAAGAAAGCAGACTAATGGCAATTATGGCAAATTCATCAACTGTTACATCGGGAACAGTATCAGCAATATCGGGCGCATCATTAGTAGGCAGCACTATAAGTGGTGCTTTCTCCGCAGGCACTGGTCTTTGGTCTAATCCAACATATACTGCTACCGCAACACCGTATAATAATGCAACTCTTGGTACTACTGCTTGGAGCAATACAGCTAATACAGTTAGAATCATGGGTGACGCAGAGTTCGAAGGTGAAGTTACGATCAAGGGCGTCAAGCTAGACGATAGACTAAACGCAATAGAAGACCGCTTAGCAATACTACGTCCAAATCACGATCTTGAAGGAAAGTGGGAAGAACTTAAAGAGCTAGGCGAACGATATCGCCAGTTAGAAAAAGAAATTCTTGAAAAAGAATCTATGTGGGACATATTAAAAAAGTAAAGGAGGTTATTTTAGATTTTTGTATGGCTAAAGAAGATTTTATTAGATTAGAAGGAGATGTAATTGATGTATTACCGAATGCAACTTTTAAAGTGCAGTTGGATAATGGACATACCTTATTGAGTTATGCATCTGGAAAAATGCGACAGCATGAAATTAGAATATTAATGGGTGACAAAGTAGAAGTTGAAATTACCCCATACGATCTTAGTAGAGGTCGGATCGTCCGCAGAAAATAAACGATAAATACTCTCATGTATGAGTTTATAAAAATACTTGAGGGTAAAACAAAACCCAATGACATAGAAATCATTCCACTCAACTTCACCCCGCGTGAGGTTGCCAGTGTTATGAGCAAGCACACACTTGACCTGCACTATGAAAAATTAGCGAAAGGCTATGCCAAACGTTATAACAACAATGAGGGTGATAAAGATTTCAACTATGCAGGAGTATTTCTGCACAATCTTTGGTTCACTCAATTTAGACATGTAGAACTAAACAACAAGCCAAATGGACCTATCAAAAGTTTCATTGAAAAGCACTACAACAGTTTTGACAGCTTCAAAGATAAATTTGAAGAAGTTGCGATGAAAGTTCAGGGATCAGGTTGGGTGTATCTATCAACTGATGGCAATATCAAAACAATCAAGAATCATGAAGTCAAGAGCGACATACTATTCTTAGTAGACTGGTGGGAACATTCGTTCGTCTTAGATTATGGGTCCGATAAAAAGGCTTATTTGCGTAACATTTGGAAAATAATAAACTGGAACGTGATATCTACCCGCTTAGGAAAATATTGGGGAGCGAAATGAACTTAGACGACATACAAAGACTTGCGGGAATTGTTGATAACAAAGGTGTTCCAACCCATGCTGAACAGCCTAACCGTAGTAAAGTCACTGCTAGACCTGGAACGGACGAATGGTTCAACCAAATGTTTCCGTTGAACGATAGACAAATGCCTGCTGGTTTTAGGGGGCGTAAGAAATGAGAGCGCAAGAGTTTGTAGATGAAATGGCTCTGCCTGCTGACTGGGATGAATCCATGTTGGGGCACGATAAGTCATTCAGAAGCCGCCTAGAATATGCTCTACAACGCTCTAAGAGACTACGAGGGGGTTCTAGTAGAACAGCATTCATCATACCCGATCAGGGGCGTGAAACCGTGCTTAAAATCGCTAAAAACCGCAAAGGACTAGCTCAGAACAAAGTTGAGCTATCTATTCTCAAAGACGGTTATTTAGGTAAGCTACCCATCGTGATCCCGTTGATTGACTATGACAAAAAGAATCCAGAGCCTATATGGATTCAAACTGAAAAAGCACAAAAAGTAAGTGAAGCGCAAATTTGTGAACTTCTCAAATGCAAAAGCTTGGCACAGTTTGTTGGATATGTTAGATATGTGTTGAGCAAACCTAGTGGGCAAATTTGGCAAAATGTTCCTACTGTTCTTAAAAAGAACGGTTATAGCGAGCAAGACATTGAAACATTCAACGACTATATCAATGAAGTAGCTACTTTAATATCCAATAGTAATTTAGTAGAGGCAGACTTTTGGTCTGCTGGTAACTGGGGTGTCTTTAACGGAAGACCAGTGATCATTGATCTTGGGTATGACGAAGAAGTTGCAGCAAAGTATTATGGGTGGGAACCAAGAGCATGAGAGCTAATGAATTTATGACAGAGAAATGGACAAAGAAATACAAGAAGAGTATTGATTGTTCTCATCCAAAAGGATTCAGTCAAAAAGCCCACTGCGCTGGCCGTAAGGCTAGAAAAGCAGGCAAAAAGACAAAGAGCAAGAGTGTTAGCGAAACTGCACCAATGGTCAATTATGGTATAGGAAAGAATCCAGGTAAATTAGTACCTGTCGGTAAGAACGGTAAAGTACCTCATGCTAAATTGCATGTTAATGTACCTGCAAAAACTGCAAAGAAGCTAGGCATACCGTACGATGTCAAAGAAGAAACAATCAAACTGAGTGGTTTTGGTCCTAGTGAAAAGTCAAAAGAATGGGTTGCAAAAGTCAACAGCATGTTTCCACAAAGCCCATTGAATCCAGACTATAGGCTAATGAAATTTGGAGAAGGCAATGATATGGCTATCGTGCAGTTTGAGCTAAAACCTCTAGGTAAGTCCGTAGAAGTGAAATGGATTCAAGCTACACCACTACGCAGTGGGGCTGGATCAAAAGCGATGAAGATACTTCAAGACTTGGCGCGTCAAGATAGAATCAAACTTACACTATATGCCTGGGATAAGGGTGCAATTTCACAAGCTAAGCTGATGAAGTTCTACAAGAAGCAAGGTTTCAACGCATTAGGTAAGTCAGGAAATATGGAGTGGGAACCAAATTAAATTCTTAGTGATAAATATTAACAAATAAGGATTTAAAATGAGTATCCCAGGACAACAAGAAATAAATATTGGACTTCCTAATGAATCCATTAATAGCGATTCATTGTACACCGCTTTTAATAAAGTACAAGATAATTTTACCACATTATATAGTTGTGCAAGCCCATTTACTAACTTTGTTGCAAGCACAGGAATAGGAATTAATAGCAACAGTGCTACTGGTACAGTAACTATTACTAACACCGGCATAACCCAAGTCGTCGGGGGAACTAATATTGTTGTTTCTAACGTAGGTGGAATTGTCACAGTTTCAACAGGACAAATTGGAACTGTAACTAATGTAGCATTAGCACCTGTATCGTCAAGCCGATTGGTAGTAACCAACAGCCCGATTGTTTCTGCTGGCACTATTAATATTGATCTTGCAACTAGTGGAGTCGTCGCTGGTACATATTCTAATCCTCTCATTACAATAGATAGCTATGGTCGCGTTACTGATGTTGCAA